CAGCTGGCCCGTGCGGTCGGAGAGCGGCAACTCGAACCGGCCCCAGTTCATGATCCGGCCGTTCTTTGGCCCGCCGAAGTAGCTCGACGGGTCAGACAAGTCGCGCTCAGCGTCGCGCAGCGTCAGCGCGTTACCGGAGGCGTCCTTGAAGTAGGTTTCGACCCAAGCGTCGAGCTGGTCCTCGCCGCGCCAGAACGCAGAGGTCGGGAACGTGGCGACTGAAGCGTTCGACGTCTCGGCACCGAGAGCGAGAAACGTCCCCGGCGCGTTGATCGATGCGTACTCGGCCGTGAGCCAGTCCGCAGACCGCGCGACGGTCGCGATCCGCACTTCGTCGATGAGGCCGTCGAACGGGCTGCTGGCGTTGAAAATCTGTCGGCCGATATTCCAGTTCCCGTTGCCGGTGAACAACGCGCTGGCCGTGCGCGTGCCTGCGCTCGCGCCGTTGCGATAGAGGGTCTGCGCGAGCCCGCTCGTCAGCGTGGCGGCCATCCGATTCCAGACGCCGGCCATGCTCGACACCGTGACGTCAAGGTCGTCAGAGAACAGGCCGAAGCGGAACGTCGTGTTGCTCGTGTTGCGAAGGTGGAGCGCCTTGTCGCCGCTCTGCACGTCGCCCACAGAGAACGGAGCCATGTCTGCGACGTAGGTGTTCGGCTTGATCGACAGCGAGATCGTCAGCGCGCTGCCAGACAGCGCTGTCGCGCCTGTGCCCGAGATGTATTGAGAACTGGCGCGCGCGAAACTACCAGCGCCGCCGACCGTGCCGGTCGCTGCTGTCGGCGTGTTCTGCAACGTGCCGTTGAGGCCGGTCGCGGTCGAGTCAGTCGCCGAGAGCACCGACGGCGTCCCGAGATGCCACACGGCAAGCGTGTTCGCGTCCCACGCAGCAGTCGGGTTGCTCTGGTCGGTCGAGATGGTCGGGTCGCCATACGTCATGAAGATGACGCCGCCGAGCGCGCACGACGGGATCTTGACCCACCCGGTGAACGTGCCGGCCGCGCCGTCGTAGGCTTCGCGCTCGTAGTTCAGTGGCGTGACGTTGCGCGTGCTCCAGAACTTGATGTCGTAGCCGCTCGCGTGCTGCACCTTGCCGCCGTTGCCGACAGTCTTCAGCGTCACGTCGGACAGCACCACAGGCGCGGTGAAGTCCGTCTGCGTCGACGGCAGCAGCGTCGCGTTCGACGTGATCGTGAGCGTGCGATACCAAGCCGCGCTCATGGCCAGACCTGCCCGCGCGAGACTTCCGTGAGCCGGACGGGGACGTTCGAGTTGTCCATGAACGTCGCCGTACGCGGCAGCGCGTCGTCAGTGAACCGGGCGAACCACGCCTCGTTGTTGCCGTCCCACAGGCAGACGAACGGCCGCGACTTGCCGCGCGCGCTCTGCTGCCACGCTTGATGCACGAGCAGCCCGGCGGCGTTCGTGTTGTCGACCGCCGCGTCGAGCATCCACTGCCGCACGCCGCGCTCGGTCGCGAGGCTGAGCCCGCCAATGGTGCGGTTGATGACCGTGCCGTAGGTCGACGTGATCGTCGCGCCATTCCTGATGTTGATCGCGAGTTGGTAGGACGCCGAGTAGAGCGCGAGTTGCCCGATGCGCAGGTTGACGCCGTTGCCGCTCAGCACGATGCGCGTCCAGCGCAGCGCGCTGTCGCTTCGCACGAGGACGCTGTTGCGCCGCAGCCCGTCGAGGTCGGCGTCGTAGGTCGGGATCGTCACGCTGACGGTTGGCGCGCCCCACGAGTTCGTCGCGTTGCGCTGAAACAACGCCGACGAGATCGTCGACCGAAGGTTCGTGTGAATCAGCGCTGCGAGCGCGACTGAGACGGCCGAGCCGTGGTCGATGAGGATGATCGTGTGGTCAGTCGTCCACAGCGCGCCCTTGCCGGGGTTGCCACTCGTGAGGTCGGCGAGCGAGTAGGCCGCGTCGAGCGTGCCGTCAGGCATCGTCACGACCGCGCCGGCCGCGACGAGCCCCGCGAAGACTTCGTCAGTCGGTCGCGTGTGAATGAGGTTAGACACCGCTCACCCCGATCGCCGTGCGCAGCGCGGTGCGCGTCCCGCCACGGTTGTTCTGCACTTCGGCGATGAACTGGCGCGCGTGCTCGCGCGGGTCGTCCGTCTTCGCGTTGATAACGACTTGGTAAGTGTCGCCGCCGCCAGACGACGCCGCGAGCGCCTGCGCGATGATCGCCTTCAACTGTGGCGACGTGTTGATGAACTCGCCGCCCGGCGCGTCGCCGACCATCGCGAAGGTCGAGTGCGGCACGTAGCCGCCAGTGCCGAAGCGAATGATGCCGGAGTCGCCGTAGCCGCCTGAGTCGCCTGGCTGTGGCGTGGGCGACCCCGGCGTCGGGTTCGGGTTCGACGGCGAACTGGGGCGACCTGGCGGTTCGACGAGGATGTCGGCTGCGCCGCCACCGCCCGGTCCGGGTCCGACGTTGCCACCGTGACCGGCGATGCCATCGAGCGCAGGATAGAGGCCCTGCGTGAGCGCAGTGATCAACTTGTCGATCTTCCCGATGAGCGTGTCGAACTGCTCGTCGAGCGACTGCGAGAACTTGACGTTCGAGAGGTCCTTGATCTTCTGGCCTGTGCCGTCGACAGCTTGCCCGTTGTCGATCAACATCTGCAGGATTGGCTTGAACTGGTCCGGCAGCGCTGCGCCGGTCGTGATGGCGTCGTTTAGCAGTTGGTTCAGGCCGCCAGAGAACCCCGTGATCTTGCCGTCCGCATCAGTGACGATGCCGGACATGTCGGAGATGACGTCCTTGACGTCGACGCCAGCGTCTTTCAGGCGCGTATAGGACCCGATCAGGTCCTTGGCCTCGAGCGTGAGGTTCTGCTGCTTCCACGCGGGGCCGAGTTGTTGAATCGTGACGTGGTATTTCTGGATGTCGGCGTTCAGGTCGTTGAGCGCCTGATTCTGGTCGGTCTGGTCCTGCGTGAGTTGCTTCTGCGCGGCGTCCTGCTTGTCGAGCGCCGTCGTGATCATGTCGATCGCGTGCTGAGCAGAGCCAGAGCCCTGCGTGAGCGCGCGCCACATATACTCGCCGGCGTCGCCGAGCGTGAGGAGTTTCGCGTGCAGCGCGTCGAAGCCGCCATTGGCGTTCGCGAACGCTGTCACGGAGTCGCGCGCGGCGTTACCGAACAGGCTGGCGATGCCGCCAGCAGCCGCGCCAATGCCTGCGCCGATAGCGGTGCCAATGCCCGGCGCGATCATCGTGCCGATGGCCATGCCGGTCTCGGCGCCGCCCGCGATGTTGCCGAGCGCGCCACCGCCAAGCACGTTGCGCAGTTGCAAGCCTTGGCCGACGGCAGAGGCGAGGCCGGACACCCAGCCGTTGATCTCTGCCGCGACGTCGCCACGCGCAGCCGCAGCCTGAATCTGCTTGTGCGCTTGGAACGCTGAGTTCAGCCCGGACGCGACACTGCCAGCCGCCTGCGCGACGTGCGCGAGCGCGACGACGCCAGACTGCCCAAGACTCTGCAGCCCAGCCGCGATGTCGCCGACCATGCCAATCCATGGCGGCCCGAGCTCCGCGATCATCTTGTGTTGGATCTGGACGATGCGGTCGGCGTGCTCGTCGTAGTTCTTGTCGTCGGTGCCAAGCTGGCTGAGTTGCGTGTTGGTCCACCGGACGATCTGCTGACGCTGCTTCTCGTAGGTCGTCAGGCCGATGTTGACGGTGTCGTCTGACAACTTCTGCTCAGCCGCGAGCGCGACGGCGTTGCCGCGAAACGTCGCCTCCTCTTTGTTCGCCTCTGCTTGGTCTGCGAACTTTTGCACCTCGTCGAAGTGCTGCTCCCAGCCCTTCGTGAACAACTCGAAGTCTTTTTTGAAGTCTTTGGCGTCAGTCTTGCCCTGCTCTGCGCGCAGCTTCTCCGCTTCAGCGACCGCCTTCACGGCGACCTCGCTGATGTGGTAGTTCTTCGCGATCTGCTCCTCGCTGAGGATGTGCTCTGAGAGGTCGGTGGCAATCTTGTCGTAGTCCGGAAAGATCGCCTCGAGCGTCGCGCCGAACAAGCTGTGCGCTTCAGCGGCCGCCGCAGTCGCGTCGGCTGACTTCTTCGCTTCTTCGGCCGCCTTCTTGTGCGTCTCGATGAGTTTCGTGGCCGACGCGTCGCTGATGCCATACGTGTCGACGAGTTGCTTGGCCGTCGCGTCTGACGCGATCTCGACGTCCATGTGCGCGCGCTCGGCCGCAGACAAGTGCTGCAGCGTCTCGTCGTTCGCGTGCAGTATGCGATCGAGTTCTTCGACAGCAGCTTTGTGCGCCGACGTCTTCTGCGTGGCCTCCGTCTCGTCGTCGAGCGGCACCGCGTCGCGCATCTCCTGCGCAGCCTTAGCAGTCGCCTTGTAGCCGGCAGCGGCCAAGCCGAGCGCAGCCGCGAGGCCCTCAGGGCCGTACAGCATGAAAATCTGACGCTGCAGGTGCGGCTCCATCGCGTCGAGCGCCGTGCCGGACTCCATCAACGTCTGCGCGAACCCTTTGTCCTTCACGCGCTGCAGCGCGAGGATGAACGCGCCGAGGCCGGCCTCTGAGGCGTCGAAGGCTTTGTCCTTGAACTCGACCCACGCGTCGGTCGCGCCCTTGAGCGCTTTGATCGTTTCTTCGCCGGCGACCTTCGTGCCCTCTGCGAGCTTCAGCGTGCCGTTGTGGACCGCTGCCGCCATCGTCTGATACTGACGCCCGAAAATCTCAGCGCCGATAGCGTTCGCGCGCTGCACGTCGTCCATGTCTGTGAGCGCGCCGATGATGGCCTTGAACTGCTCCTCCGGGGACATGTTCTTAAGGTTGTCCCACGCGAGCGCTTGGTTGCCGGTCGCCTGCACGAGTTGCGAGAGCCCGTCTTTGGCCTTCGTCGTGCCGTCTTGGATGTTGACGCCCATGCGGTAGATCGCTTGGGCGAACTCGTCGACGCTCGACCCGGTCTTGTCGGCGACCGGCTTGATCTGCTCGAGGTAGGTAATCGACAGGCCGGTCTTCTCAGACAGGTCGACGAACTTCGCGCCAGCGTCGACGACGGCCTCTGTGAACGCGACCATCTCGTGGATGGCGAACAACTCGGCCAGACGCTCGACGAGCCGGATCGACATGCGCTCGATGCCTGACAGCGAGTCGACAGACGACTGCGACGCACGCTGGATGCCTTCAGCGCCCTGCTCGGCCGCGCGCCCCATGCCTGCGAACGTAGTCGACGTCTGGTCGCCGAGCAGCCGGATCGACTGCGACGCGCGCTGCGTGACATCCGTCAGGTTGTCGCGCGCGGTGAGTTGAACCTCGAGCGTGCGATCACCCGCCATCAGCGTGCTCCTGCCGCGCTACTTCGGCGTCTACGACGGCTTTGCGCACGCATCGGTCGGTCGCTGCTGCCACGACGTCGATCGCGTCCATGAGCGCCGCATCCTGCTCGCCGGCTGCGCCAGCGCGTGGCAGCGCGACGCGCCGGTAGTGCGGCTGCGCCATGCCGTTCGCCTCGAGTTCGTGCGTCGCGTGAAACCACTCGATCGCCTCGCTGACGTCTGGCGTGAACAACTTCACCGGGCAGTCGGTCACCGGCCCGTCCGCCCACGTCGGGAACACTGGCTCGGCCAGTGGCGTGACGCACCCGCGCTCGTCTTGCAGCCCGCGCTCGATGCACTTGTGGCAACTCAGGCCTGTGTTGGCCCACTCGGTGCCGCGCTCGCGACGGCTGAGCCACCACCGGAACCGTGTCGCGAGCGCCAGACGTTTTTTGCTGACTCCGTGAACGCGTTGTGGACCATGACCGCGTTCGCGAGCAGGATCATCGTCGGGCGGTTGCCGCCGAAGGCGTCGACGAGGTCGTCGCCAGTGCGCACCGACACGCCGTCGACGAGGATGGACGATTCGAGCGAGGCGTACCGGCGAATCGCGTCGACCTCGAACTCCTCGGAGGCGCGGTTCTCCTTCTCGACGCGCGCGGTCAGCGTGTCGACGTGCTCGTCAGTCGCGACCTCGAGCGCCTTGTTGGTGCGCGCGATGCGGCGGGCGATGTCTTCAGACGTCGCCCGGAACGCGAACGACTGCTCGCGCGTGAAGCGTGCGATGAGCACGACGACCGACTGGCCTTCGAGGGTCGTCTCGAATCTGTACGGGGTTCTCTGCATCTGGTGATAGCTCCTGAGCGCTCGACACGAGTCGAGCGTGATGTGCGGTGGACTTCAGGAGCCCCGAGCGGTGAGCGTCAGTCGCGACCGGAGTCAGGCGAGGCCCGCGCAGCCGGTGATGGCTGCGCGGGATTGGTCCGGCCGCTCCGACTTTGTTCGGAGCAGAGCGCGTCGCGTGCGTGTTCGATCGTACCGTGAACCGTCGTCTGGCTTGTTTCTACAGGTTCGCCACGTAGCACTCGTCGTTGCCGACCGTGCCGAGCGCCATGCCCTTGAACGACCAGTTCAGTTCGTTGTCCCCGTCCGGCGTCTGCGGGATCTCGATCGAGACGCTCGGATAGTAGAACGCCCACACCTGGCCCTCAGTGAACCCGATCTGGATGAAGATCGACGTGGGCGCGCCCGACTCGCCGAGCGCGTAGAAGATCGTCGGGTCTTCGACGAAGGCGTCGATCACGAGCGTGACCTCGCGCTGGTCCTTCCGGTAGTAGTCGCTCGCGCGGTCCTTGCCCATTTCGCCGATGCGCACGACTTCGTTGTTCTTGATCGTCGTGACGATCTTCTTGATCTTCGCGGCCGTCGAGGCGCCGACGATGACGCTCGCCGTCATGCCGGTCGGCAGCGCCGTGCCAACCGTCGTGAACGCGCCCGGCTCTGACTGCGACGACGGGCGGTTCTGGAACTGCGCCGGTCCGGCGAAGTTCATGAGCGGTTCCTGCGCCTGCTCCAGCGTGAAGCCGAACGTGTCGACGACGCCGCCGAGGATCTCGCGCGAGAACGTGACGCCGTTGTTGACGAGGTAGTGCGCCAGATAGATCGACGACGCCAACTCGGTGCCGGGGCTGTAAGTCGTGCCCGTCTTGAACGTGTCGGCGACCGTCGGCACGACCGTCAGCGCCGGCGTCCACGTCACGACCGCGCCGGCGACCGTCTGGAGTCTGACCGCGCGTCGCTTGTCGCCAGTCACGTTGATGAGCGCCATGTCGCCGACCTGCAGGCCCGTGCCGGAGGTCAGCGTTGCGCCGGTCGACGTCGGCGACGACGCGATCGTCGTCGTCAGCGCGGCCGCGTGCTTCGCGCCGAAGGCGTTGAGCAACAGCGCGTCGGCTTCGGGCGCGGTGCCGATGGTGCCACTCGGCCACATCGCCATGCTCTTGATGTCGAAGCCGGCTTCGGCTTCGTGCTGCGTGCGGCGGCGGACTTCCGGCGTGCGGAATCGGTCGTTCGCGTTCGTATACTTGAAGCGGTTGAACGACAACTCGGCATTGAGATGCCGCACGGCCTGCGTCGCCGTGATGACCGGCGCAGTGCTGTACGTCGACTCAGCCATCGCGAACAGGCGCCCGAGGCGCCCCAACTGGATATTGCCAACAGGCGGCATGTCTCTACTCCTCGGTCGCCGGCTTCACCGGCGGGCTAGCTGGCGTCGACTTGACGACAGCGGGTTGGTCAGTGACGAGGTAAACGCCGAGCACGTCGCGCAGCGTGTGCGCGGCGACCTTGACGCCACCCTTCTCGGTGCGGGCTGGCACGACGACCTCGTCGGGGTCGACGAGCGTGCCGGCGACGAGCGACCGGCTGCGTTCGCCGGCTGTGATCGTGACGTTCGCCGTGACTCGCATCTGTGGCATTAGCCTTGACTCCGTGGCAGTCCGTACGTGCGCGGCTGCAGGTGAATGACGACTGGCTGACGCAGCAGCACGGCGCGCGAGGCGTTGATCGCCATGCCGGGCACGTCGACTGACTCGAGGCGCGTGTCGAGCGCCAAGCCGTTGCGCTGCACGCGGTCGTCCGAACCGACGAGCGCTGTCTCGACGTCTGCGACCATCTGCGCCCAGAGGTCGAGCTTCGCGCTCGTGTCGGCTGAGACGACGTCGGCGCGCATGTAGAGGTCGAACGTGAGCACGTCGCGACACCGCCCGCTCGGGTCGAACGAGCGCGTCAGCTTCGGGTCGATGAGGCAGATGACAGGCAAGTCGGTGGCGTTCGCCGTGCCGAGCGCAGCCGGGTCGCCAGAGATCGACGTCGCCTTGACGTCGAGGTGGTAGCCGTTCGCGGTCGTGATGCCGGCGAGCGCGTCGAGGACGTCGCTGAGGACGTCTGCCAGACGGCTGACCGAGTTGGCCGGGCTTGGCAGACTCATGCCGCCCCATCCCCGGTGACAGCCGCCCCAAGCGACCCACCAGCCACCTGCGTCGCTTCGGCGACCGTGGCCTCGAGCGACGCGAGAATGCTGTCGCGCTGGTCGTTGAGCGCTGAGAGCAGTGGCAGACGCGCCGGCAGCACCACAGACGGCTTCAGCACGAACAGCGGCAAGATCCCGCCGCCCTCGACCGAGCCGAACAGGATGCCCTTCGCGACGAACGTGCCTTTGTAGCCGAACGCGAACGGGTTCGAGATGAGTTGGCGAGCGCTGAAGCGCGCGACGCCCTTGGCGGTGAGCGCTTCGCCAATGGGGATGGTCAGGTTCGCTGCGCGCTTGGCGGTCACGACGCCGCCGAGTTCTTGAATGCGCGCGTATGGCGCGATCGCCATGTCGAAGCCGACGCGCCCGGTGATGGTGTCCGACGACTGCTCGATCTTCTGGTAGAGCGAGCGCCGAAGGTTGCCGGTGCGTGGCTCGAGGATGCCGGCAGCAGTGATCTTCTGGTCGGCGACGAGTCGCAGCACGCTCGCGGTCGCCTGCTTGATAGCGCGCGTCACGCGCGGCCAGATCGAGCGCAGGTCAGCGTCGAGCGCTGCCGCGACCTCTGCCGTGTTCGCCGTGACCTCAAAGCTGACAGGCATCAGAGTCGCACCACGCCCCACTGGTCGATCACGCGCTGGATGTCTTTCGGAATGCCCGGCAGCACCATGACGCTGCTCGGGCCGATGTTGATCGACGACGCCACGACCGCGTCGCTCGACAAGCGCTGATAGGTGAACTTCACGTAATCGAGCGCCGCCTGGTAGATGTCAGCCGGCAGCGTCGCGCTGTCTTGCGCGCCAAAGCCAGCCGAGTAGCCAGCGCTGACGTTCTGAAACCCGCGCGTGAACACGCCCGCGCGCAGCCGGACCTCGCCTTTGCGCGCGTCGAGGTCGTAATCGGTGTTGAGCACGAGCGCGTGAGGCGTGCCGCCGGGCGTGTCAGTGACCGACAGACTCGTCATCGCGATCACCGGGAACATGCGCAGCCGCATGGCGCGCTTGCCGTTGCCGTTGCGCGTCTCAGTCAGCGTGCGCGTCACGAACGATCGCGAGGTCTCGTTCTCGACGCGCTCGCTCACCGCGTCAGCGATCATGGCGACGCGCGCTGCGTCGCGTGCATCGGCTGGCGCGTCAGCCAGCACGGCGCCAGCCGACTGCAGATAGGTGAGGACGGCCGCAAGCGAGAACAGCGTCGTCGGGCGAGTCGCAGGACTCGACACGACCTACTCGCCGCCCTTCTTGCCCTTCGGTTTGACGACCTTGGATTCGGACGGCGCGATCGTGGCCGTCTCGACGGCGGTCTCGACCGGCGTCTCGATCGCCCACCCGTCTCGCACGAGCGCGTGCCCGAGCGAGTCGCGCACGTCGAGCACGGTGCCCGCTGCGAAGTGGGCGACGTGCAAGCCGTCGAGCGCGATAGGCCGACGCTGTCCGACGATGGTGATTCGCATGGTGAATCACTGGCCCGACGCGCGGCTGAGCGACAGCCCAGCCGCGCGCCCGAGCAGCCGAACTAGGCGACCTTCTTCTGGCCGATGAACGTGACGCCGACAGCGGTCGCCGCGACGCCCACGGTCAGCACGCCACGGATGTAGCGCTTCGCGAACTGACGCGAGCGCAGCGACAGCAGCGTCTTGCCCGACGCCGTGATCTGCGTGATGTTGACCGCCGGCGAGATGTCCGCGAAGGACGAGTTGTCGTCGCTGTGCTGGATCTTGAAGTCGACCGTGGCGCCGCCCGAGATCGCGCCAGCCGAGATGAGAAACGCGAGCCCGCCGACGTAGGACGTCAGGTCGATGCCCGTCAGGTTGTACGCGGCCGCCGCCTTCGACTGCGACGCGAGGCCCGGACCGGACGAAGCGTCGTCGAGGATGTCGAGGACGTCCGAAATCTTGTGAATCATGACTCTGCCCTTTTGTGAGAAAGCCGGGGCGCACCATGCACCCCGGCACCCGATCTGACTCCCCTGCTGCGGACCATGCGCCGCAGACGGGCTTGGACTAGCTGAGGACTTGAATGACCGCTGCCCACGGCGCGATGACGTCGCCGCCGAAGCGCAGCCGGAAGATGAACCCGACCTGGTCGGTGTCCGCGTACTTCTCGTCGAGGCGCTGCACGCTGAGGCCGATCTTGTTGACCGCCATGTACAGGCGCTTGAAGTCGGCGAAGATGAGCGACTTCGACGCCGCTGCAGCCGCCGCCATGTGCTCGTTGGCCACGATCGGGTAGCCGTTGAGCGTCGCGGGCGTGCCGGCCTGATTCGACGGCTCCCACAGGTAGCGGTTCTGCGAGTCCTTCAGCTTGCGGATGAGGCCCATCGACGCCCGCGACGTCATGAACGTGCCGTTCTCCGCGTACTGGTTCGGCAGCGCGTAGGTCAGGTCGATGAGACCGTCGAACAGGAACGCGCCGGACGAGCCCGAGTTCTTCGTCGCGATGCTCGTGTTCGTCATGAACCCGGTCGGGAACTTCCCGCCCACGCCCTTGGTGAACTGCCGGTCGCGGTCGACAGCGATCTTGTCGGCCATGAGCGACGCGACGAGCGCCGTCACGTCGATGGCGCTGTCCTCGAGCAGTTCGCGATCGAGCAGCACGAGGCCGCGCGCCTTCTTCGTCTGGATCGACACGCTGCCGAGCGGCGTCGGGTCGGTCGTGGTCGCGCTGTCGGCCGTGTCTTCGTAGGTCAGCGTCAGGCCCGAGTTGTCGATGTCGTCGGTCGTGTAGTTGACCTTCGGCCAGCGCACGACGTCTCGCGAGGTCGTGATGCTCGACACACGCCCGCCGACGTTCGCGATGTTCGCGACCTTCTGCAGCACGGTCGTCTGGAAGTCCTCGGGGACGAGGTTGCCGCCGCCGAGATCCGTCTGCGACGACAGCGACTTGGTGCGCATGTCGGAGAACGCCTGCTTCTCCTCGGTCGACATGTGGTCGAAGCAGCGGCCGCCCTTCTCGCCGTAGCGGAACCACTTCTCCATCGCCTTGACGTCGACCGACTTCTCGCCCTCGGTCTCCCGGTTGCTGCCGGGCGTCAGCGACGGCTTACGCGCGAGTTTCGTCTCGATGGCGTCGAGACGACCGTTCAGCGCGTCGATCGCGGCCTTGGTTTCGGTGAGCGGCTGGCCGAGCTTCTTGATCTCGGCTGACTCCGCATCCATCTTCGTGCGGAGTTCGCCGAACAGTCGGCCCTGCTCCTCGATGAGCGACTTGACTTCCTGCATTTCCATCGGCGTCTACTCCTGTGCCGGCGCAATGGCGCGGCGCATCGTGTCGTTGAGTGCTTTCAGGGAACCGGCCACGGCGACGAGCGCGTCGTCGGCCGGAATGTCGAGGGCCTTCGGCGCAGTCGCCGCCGAGGCGAGAACAGCCGCGACGTGTCCTGCGGCTTTCGTCATGTGGTCGTGCGCAGCGGTGAGCGCCGACGCGTTCGCAGACGAGAGCGTGCGCCCGACCTTGACCGCCTTGGTGGCGTTGTCGATCGAGTCCGCTGCTTCCGCGAGTGGCGTGTAGGTGCGCTCGACTTCGGTCACGGCGCCGAGCGCGGCGTCGTCGCCGTCAGCGCCCCACGTGAGCGCGATCGAAAAGAACTTTTCACCGGACGCGACGATGACGTGGTCGTCGAACACGTCGACGACGTAAGCGTTCGCGAGCGGGTACGCGGCCTGCACGGCCTCGTAGACCGCGCACAGCTTGTCCTGCAGGCTGACGTCCTTCGTGAGCGCCGCGACGATGGGCTGCACGAACGCCGGCAGCGCGTCGAGCGCCTTCACGGCGACGACGTTCGCGGCTTCGTTCGCGGGGAACGTGACCGTCGAGACTTCGTACAGCTTCAGGTCGATCAGGTGGCGACTGCCCTTGTCGAACTTCTGCTTGACGACGTCGTAGCCGATGCTGAGGCCCTTGACGTAACCCTTCTTGAGGGCTGAGTAAGCGCGCGCACCTTGCGGCGTGTCGAGGTCGAGGTGGCCCTTGATGAGCAGCCCGTCAGCCGAGTCGCTCAGCGTGCCAAGACCGATAGGCTCGGTCTGGTCGTGCTGCCACAGAATCGGCACGTCGGCGCCGCGCTCCGCGATCGACTTCGTGAACGCGCCCGGGTCGACGATGTCGCCCTGCAGGTCGACGTTGCCGTAGACCGACGCGAGGCCGACGAAGACACCCGCATCGTTGAGGTCTTTGACCTCGAGTGCGAAAGCCTTGCGCTCGCGTTGGTTGGTGCGGGTGTGCGGCAGTGCCACGCAGCGAGTGTCGACGCCGCCTCGCGTGGCGTCTGCTGTGTCGCAGCGCTTTCGCTCGCTTCTGCTCGCTTCTGTCTGCTTTGCGCGTGGTGGCTGGCGGCTGGAGTCGAACCAACACCCTCGGGGATGGGCCCCGCGTTCTACCGTTGAACTACGCCAGCCGCGTTACTTGTCGCTCGTGATGCCGAGTCGACGACAGTACTGGTCGACCGCAGCTGGCGCGAAGCGGCGATACTTGCCGATGTTGACCGTGGGCAGTTCGCCAGCGTCGGCTTCTGAGCGCACGACGCGCGGGTCGAGCCCGGTCACGCGCACGACGTCGCCAGTGCGCAGCAATTTCGCTCGCGGCTTGTCGTCGCTCGCCATCAGGCGGCCTCTCGATCCAATCGCGCGAACGTGCTCGCGAGGTCTGACTCTTTGGCGCGCAGCGCCTCGAGCCTCGGGCGCCATGTGCGCGGCATTCGACTGCGCGCGCCGGTGAGGTCGACGCCGGCCAAGTGGAACCAGAACCGCGTTTTCTTGTCGTCGCGCTCGACGAGGAACCTGCCAGCGTCGATGCGGATGCGCGTGTTCGCCAGCGCGCGCTTGATCTTGTCGCGCTCAGTCTTGACCGGCATCCGGTCTGTGAGGTCGGTGACGGAGTTGAAGTCGCGAATGGCCTGATTGATCACGCCAGCCGCCAGCTTGCGCTCGCCGGTCATACGTCCTCCTCGTTGTCGCCGTTGGGCGTGTCCGGGTAGATAGGCGTGAACGAGCGCTCGCAGTTCGGGTGCTCGATCGGGTTGTCGAGCGCTTCGTCGATCGTCCAGACTTGCCCGTCTGCTTCGGCGCAGGCGTCGTCGCCATCGCCGTCGCTCACCATGACTTCGGTCGCGCCATCTTGCCGGTAGCCGAGCGACGCGCCGTGGTTGTAAGCGATCGCGACTTCAGTGCGCGCGATCATCAGCGAGCGCGATGGGTCGAACGCGCGCGAGTTCTCGGCCGCGTTCGCGAGCGTCTCGGCCAGCTGGCGCACGCTCAGCCCTTCGGCCGAGTCGAGTTCAGCGACGACCGCGTCGCGCACCCACTCGCGCGTCGTGTCGCTAATCTGGGTGATGCGCTCGCCGATGTAGGTCTCTGTGAACCGACGCGCGGGCCGGGTCCAGTCAAAGCCGTCGGGGCCAGCCTTAGACGGCTGAGGACGCAGCACGCGCGCCGCCTGCGACTCGACGAGCGCCATGTAGAGCGGCGCATACAGGTCGTGGAGTCGCTGTCGCCACTCCGCCCACGGGAACTCGGCCAGCGCAGCGTCGACGTCTGCCTTCGAGATCGTCGGGTCGGCCATCGCCTAGCCGAGCTTCTGCCGGATGAGGCGAGCGACGGCCTTCGCTTGCGCGCGGAAGTTGGCGTCGAGTTTCTGGTGCAGGTCGCGCTCGATGGCGCGCTGGTGGTCGGTGAGGTCTTGCGCCTTCGCGCCAGGCTCGAGGCCGGGCTGCGACGCGCCGGTCGTCTGCGGTTCGCCGGGCGCAGCGGTGTCGCCGGGCGCGCCTGGCAGTTGGCTTGGCTTGAGGAACGCGACCGGCGTGTCGGCTGGCTTGGTGTCGTTCGTCTCGTCGACCTCGTCGTAGCCGGTCGCCTCGCGCTTCTCGTTGACGCTCAGCCAGTCGGCCTGCCGAAGGCCCTGATACAACTTCTGCGCGTCTTCGTGCAGCGCTTCGATCTGGTCGCGGTCGTAGTCGAGAAACAGGTTGTCGCCATACGCGCGCACGATCTGACTGTTGTTCAAGTCTTCGCGACGCTGGTCCATGAGCGGGAGGATGCGGTCCTGATACAGCCCTTTGCGCGCCTGCTCTTTGCTCGCGTAGCTGACGCTGTCCATGTCGACGAACTCGCTCGGCACGCCGTAGACGTTCGCGATCTCGCGCGCGTTCAACTTGCGGCCCTGCAGCCAGTCGAGGTCAGCCGGGCTGACGCTGAGCAGCTTCCAATCGACGTCGCCCTCGAGAATCAACGGGCGGCGTGCGTTGATCGGGCCTGAGAACGACGTGGCCAGCTCGTCGTTCAAGCGCTCGCGCATGTCGTCCTGCATCCCGCCCTTGACGACGAGCGCAGCCGGCGGGCGCGCGTCGTTCTGCAGCAGGTTGCGGTTCCACTCAGCAGCGGCGTTGTCGCCATCGATCGTGCGCGCCGCGACTTGAATCGGCGACAGCCCGTACAGGTCGTCGAGCGGGCTGTAGAACTTCTGGTGCAGGACTGTCGCGGGGTCGAACGTGTCGTAGGTCGTGCCGACGCGGTACTGATAGCCGCCGACGAGCTGGTGCGACGATGGCTCGGCGACGACGATGACGACGCGATCCGGACGCAGCGGCCAGAGTTCGAGCGCCCGGCCGCGATTCGCGCCGGTCTCGGGGCCAACCCACGTCTCGAACGAGTTGCCGTTGATGAGCAGCGACGCGAACACGAACTCGGCGTAAGACGACCCGCCCATCAGCGGGTTCGGGCGTTCGATGAGCGACAGCAACGGGTGGTCAGCGATCTCGGACGACTGCACGGCTTTGCGCGCCTGTGGCGTGCCGGCTTGCCACGCTTTCGTCGCCGCGCGCACCGACATGACCTTCTGCGGCTTGCCGCCAGCGCCACGCTTGTAGAGCACCCACGGGATGCCTGCGCAGCCGCGCGCCAGCAAGTTGACGCACGTATAGACGGCTGAGTTCTGCTGGTAGCCCTCGCGCGACTGCAGCGCGAATGACACCTTCGGGGTGATTGGCTGGCGGCTGTAGCCGAGCCCGAGGACGATGAGTTGCGCGACCGGATTGTCTTTGCGTCGAAGAAACGGCAGCCAGTCGCGTGCAGCCATATTGGGGATCAGAATGCCACTTGCGCTGAGGGAACACCAATCTTCACTGAGGCGAACTCAGCGACCGGCCCGCCAGACGCGCACGGCGACGCCGCGCTGCCAGTAGTTGAGCGCTTGCGTCGTCATGTCGACTTGGTCGTCGTGCTCCGCGTTCGGGAAGTTCGTCAACTCGTGGACGTAGTCTTCGACCCACGGCGCGATCGACGGGTCGGGGACGTAGAAGTTGCCAGCCTCGATCGTGGCTGAGCACGCCGCGACGCGCGCGATCTTGCTGCCCTGTGGCTCGATGGGCACCATGCCGTCAACGAGGCCTTTCATGGTCTGCATGACCGCCGGGCCGTTGGCTTTGTCTTCGATGAGTTTCCGAAACGCCTTCGGGTAGGCTGCGGCGAGCGAGCGCAGCGCGGTGCAGGTCGCCGGCAAGTCGAGGCGCTCCTTGATGCGGTGGACGAGATACTTGGCGGTCCCTTTGCGCGCGAGCACGCCGATGCAGACGTAGTCGCTGCCGGCTTTGTCCTTGAACGTGCAGTCGGCCGAGATAACCCACTCGTCGAGGTCAGCCGGCAACTCGCGATACGTGCGCAGCCACGCGCGCTTGATCATCGCGCCACCAGCGGGCGCTGGCTCTTGCTGCAACTGCCCGGCCGTGCCCATGCCGCCGAGGTCGATCTCGAGGTCCGCGACTGCCTTCGCGCTGAAGCCGGCTGGCCAGAGCAGGTCGCCATCGTGCTCGCGCGGGTCAACGAAGCCGGTCGACGTCGCCGGGCGCACCGTCGCGCCGCGTCGCATCGGCAAGCACAGATGGACCCAGTTGCCTTTCTTCAGCAGATGCCCGGTGAGGTCGTTCTCGTGCAAGCGCTGCATGACGACGACGCGGCGCACGTTGCGAATGACGCCGCGCGTCGAGATCGTGCGGTCGTACCAGTTGAGCGCTGACTGGCGCTGGTCGTCGGACTCGGCCTGCTTCGTATTGTGCGGGTCGTCGATGATGACGCGGTCTGGATGCTCGCCCGTGCCGACGCCACCGACTGACGTCGCGAGGCGCCAGCCCTTCGCGGTCGTGTCCATGCGCGTCTTGCGGTTCTGGTCGCTGCGCAGTTGCACGTACGGGAACGACTGCCGATACCAGTCGCTCTGCACGACGTCGCGCACCTTCAGTTGGTCGCGCACGCTCAGGTCTTCAGCGTAGGACGCCGCCAGGAATCGCGTGTTCGGGTTGCGCGCCCACTCCCACGCTGGCCACAGCACGCTCACGAGCAGCGACTTGCCAGTGCCAGGCGGGATGTTGATGATCAGGTTCTTGATGTCGCCGCGCGTGACCGCCTCGAGATGGTCGCAGACGACGTCGATATGCCAGTTTGGAATCAGCGGCGAGTCCGGCTCGACGATGGGCCACGCTTTCTCGACGAAGTAGCGCAGCGAGCGGCGCGCGCGCTCGGCTTGGACGTCGGTCAGCGACGGCAGCGTGAGCGTGTCAGCCACGCTTGTCATCGTCGAGCAGCATGAACGCGAAGCCGACGATCGCGCCGATGTAGTAGAAGACCAGCATCCGCGCGAGCGGGATCTGCCAGCGGTCCTTGAGCACGACGACGAGCGCGCTCGCGACGACGATGATGACCAGCCGGACGATCGTCTTCATCGTCGCCCCGCCTTCGGTTCCGGCCCCGCGAACTCGCTATCCTCCGGCTGCGTCCGATTCACTTCCTCGACGCTGGCGCGAGCGAGACCAACAGACAACATCGTGACGGATTGCATCCACTCCGCGACACCTTCAGCGCCTCGGTATCCGCTGCTGTTCATGTCTTCCTTGGATGCCAGCCCACTCGCGATGTTCCCCGCGATCCGCGCCACGGTAGAGTTGAGACGCTTCGCCGCCATCTGCGCCACGGCCGGCGCGTCGGGCTTAGCCATCGATCCTCCAGAGGGCTTTCCACTCGCTGCCGTTTGTTCCCGGTTTGTCGAGTTGCAGCCCGTAATGCCAGCCGTTGAAGTTCCAGCCATACCACTCACGCGAGAAGGTTCCGGCGAAATACCCGCTACCGATCTTCGCCAGATAGGACTTACCGACCTTGATGTCCGGGTGCTCATGGCCATCGCCACGCCTCAAGTCGATGACGACCAGCTCCGGCTTAGCCACGGTCGGCCTCCTTCGCGCTCAACTGGCCGTCCTTGAAGCCGCGTGCGTAGGCGTCGTCACGCTCGCGCGTCAGTTCCTCGATGCGCGCTTTGTAGACGGCGATGGCGCCCCCGAGTTGGCCGAGGTCGCCCATTAGCTTCGCCAACTGCTCCACTTCGCGTGCGTCTCTGCTATTCACGGTCGGCCTCCTTCGCGGGCGTCAGCGGTCGCCAAGGTTCGTCGCGTCAACTCGTGGAGCGCACGCTTGATCGCCTGTGATGTGCTGAGCGTCATCTGATACACGCCCGGCCCGACCTGCTGCCCACCGGGCGGTCGCGGAGCACCTGCGCTGGCGATGTGGTCGAGTTCGATGACAGCCGCTTCTACCGCCTCCCGCTGCCGCGCGATCGTCGCGTCCCGATCGGCGAGGGCGGCTTGCGCGATCTCCAGTGCTGTCTCTGTGGCGACGACGCGCCACGCGATGGCTTCGCGCTCGCGCACAGCGGCGGCGAGCGTCGCGCGCAGCCGGTCAGCGTCGGCGCCGGACGAGAGCCAGGTCATCGCGTCACCAGCCGCACGAGCGCGGCGAGCCAGAGCGCCACCACGACGCGCTCGGCCTGCTCGCGTGCGTGCCGACCCTTGTCGACGTCGCTGCGCGGCGTCCGGTCCATGATCAGCACGGTCGCGATCACGTTGAGCGCGAACGCCGTCGGCCACGTCAGCGAGACGTGCGCGACCGGCGCGACGAACCAGTTCCAGACCCACGCGATGACGAACGGCTCGCCGACGAGCAGCGTCCATGCCCACAGCGCGCGCTCGGCTTTGGGCGTCATCGGGTGCCGGCCTTCTCTTGCCGCTCGGCTGCACGTCGAGCCGCGCGGCGTTCGGCACGCTTCGACCACGACCGGACCTTGCGCGGCGGCACGGCAAAGTGGTCGAGCCAGCGCAGCAGGTCAGCCATCGGGAACACTACGGGTCGTGTCATCGGTCCTCCTGAATCACGCGCAGCGAGCGGCTTTCTGATCTCGCCGCGCAGGCGCAGCGTCATGCGAACTCCTTGCCCTTGAAGGCGTCGAGCGGCAGTGGCTCGCCGTCGAGCGTGTAGACCGGCAGCCGCGCGCCGTTCTCCGTCACGCGCGAGACGCCTGCGTGGGCGTAGCGGCGGATGGGATACACGGGCGCGGACATCGGCACGTCGCCGAGCGGGTAGAACAGCGCCCGCAGCGTCGACGCGAACGGCACGCGCACGACGTCGTCGAGCGACACGACCTCGACGATGCGCTCCTGCGCGAACGGCAGCAGCACAACGACGCGCGTCACGGCTCTACTGCCGGGCGCGACGCCCCATCGCCGCCACAGGTCTCGCACGTGACCCACGTCGATTCTTCGGCCATGCCGCCGGTGTCTTCAGACGGCGACACGTCGCGCGTGATCTCGATCGCGCCTTTGCCGTCGCAGTGCTCGCACACGTTCGCAGTTGGCGTGTCGTCGACGACCGGCACGACCGGCGCGTCGTCGTTGATGACGAGCGTCATGTCTGGCGTGCGCATCGGCGGCGGGTCAGCGACCTCGATGCGCTTGTTGCGCTTGAACCGGCCGTAGTCGACGTAGTGCTGCCAGCGGTTGAAGCGCCAGATCACGCGCGCCACGTCGGGGTGCTGCTCGCGCAGCGACTCGGCCATCTTCAGCCGGCCGTCGTCCTTGTAGAGTTCGTCGGTGTTGCCGCCCTTCATCGTCATCGTCGCGGCCTTCATCGCGAGGAAGGCGTTGAACAGGAGCGTGCAGTAGCCGTCCTTCAGCGCGCGCAACGACAGGTCGGTGTCCTCGTTGTAGCGTCCGCGCCAGCGATACGGGATCGCGTTGTCGATGAGGATGCAGGAGTAAACGCGCGTGTTTGGCACGAACGCGGGCGGGCCGAACTTGCGCTTCGCCAAGAAGTCGTAGTTCATGCCGCAGAGGGCGACGTTCTCGAACTTGTCCGCGAAGTCTTCGATCGCGACGAACGGCACGGGGTCGGCGCACTGGATCTTGGCGTTGTCGTGCAGCCGATAGAACCCGCGGATGTTGTCGTCGAGAATCCAGTGTCGCGTCGCGCCGGTCGACTGCGCGTGGTCCCACACCCAGTTGCGCGCCGGAATCGAGCCTTGGCCGAGGTTGCTGAACGGCAGCGTGAGAATCTTCGCCGGGTCGATGACGGCGGCGTAAGCGTCGAACTCTTGCGGCTCGACGACGATCGAGTACGGCACGCGCATCGCCTCGAGCGCTTTGCTCGTGAGTCGCGACTCGGCGCGCCCTTTCGAGATGATGTAAACCGGATACTTTGGCACGACGAGCGCGCTCGCGTGCCAGCGCTTGTTCGCGAACTCCGCCAGCTCAGCCTTGGGGTGCCAGACGAACTTCGTCCGGTCGCTGAGCGCTTGCCCGATTACCTGCGCGAACGCCGCGCGGTCGGCTTCGTTGCGAAAGTGGACCTTGAGCGTCTGCCACGGCGCGAGGTTCTCGTGGTCGTAGGCCGGCATGTCGGCCCAGTCGTCGCGCCACTTCTCTGGCAGTTCAAACAGCGCTGGCTGCTCTGGGGTTGGCATTGCTGCCAAGTCTGCATATTCCCCAAAGAGAACACCAGCGGTCCCTTTTGCGAAGACCGCCTACGGCTTGCCATCCGTGATGCGCTGCAGGTGGACCCGTTCGAGCACTTCAAGGTCCGCCGCGCTGAGCGTCGCCAAGTCGGCGCGCGCCAGCTGCACTGGCCCGCCGCCCGGCCCGGTCACTTCGTGGCGTTCTCGGTAGCGCTCCGGCATCAGCCCCTTGGCGAAGAAGATCAGGAGCGTGTCGCTGTACTCGCGCGTCGTGCCGACAAGTCGGCCGTTCTGATATACCGGCTGCTCGACCCCGTCGTGGCCACGCCTGAAGATTTCAGCCTCGATGCGGTCGCACGCCATGCGACGCGCGACCTCGAGCGCGGCCGCAAACGGCGTGTCCGGGTCTTTGCGCCAGTTGTAGGCCGTGCTCTCGCAGATGCCGACAGCTTTGCACGACAGGCGCACGTTGCCGGTCATGGCGAACGTCGCCAGCCACTTGCGCTTTTTTGGGTCTACAACCTCCGCGAACGCCGGCGGGTCGAGCGCGACGACGTCGGGTTTCGACAGTTCAGCCCCGCGAAACGGTGGCGGGTAGCGGCTGCTCGTCGGGGCGCCCTGCAGCGCGTCGCTCTGAGGCCGGCTAGGCGCATCGGTCACGCCCGGCGACTGGTTAGCTGTCTCGACGGTCGGTCGACGCTGAGGCCGGCGCTGGCTGGCTTTGGCTGGCTGTCTGACGCGCTTGCTGGTTGCTGACTGACGACGAGTCACGCCCCCCTCCCCTGCCCTACTGCGGGCGCGTCGGGCCGTCGACAATCGAGTCCGGCGACAGCACGAGCCACGGGTGGGTGAAGACGACCTGGAGCACGACGCCGTTGTCGAGCGTGAGCTGGCGCCAGCGCTGGTCAGACTTGTCGAGGAAGTCGAACGTGTCGACGATCGTGCGCCCGATCATCCACGTCTCAGGCCGCGTGATCTTGCGTTCGTCGCCGAGCACGCCGCCGACGACTTCGGGGCGCTTGCCGGATGACTTGCGGATAGGTTTCATGGTCCCCGTGTTCGGTGATGAGGGCTTCGGCTAAGTCCGAAGCGCTCTTGTGCGTGCGCGTCTGCGCGGCGGCGAGCGCGTCGAGCGCTGGCGGCGTCATGCGAATCGCGTAGACGTTCTGGCCAAGCTTGGGCGAGAACAGCACGCCCGGTCGATCGCGATACGTCTCGGTGGTCAGGCTCGAGGCGTGCGCGAGCACAAGCGTCGTCAGCACGTCGTTGCGGCTGAGTCGATGCGTCGTGCAAAGGCTCGCGAGCGCAGCACGCCCGGCCTCAGTCATGTCGACGTAGACGGTGCGCGCCAAGTCTTTGCCGGGGTAGGCGGTCTTGCGGCCTGCGCCGGGGCGCGTCCCGCCACGTTGACGTTGCGCGTCGGGCGGCTGCTCCACTCTGACGATAGTATCGTCTGAATCGAACCCACGCACCAGCGAGGCGAACATCTACGCGCTCTCGCTCGCGCGCTCGGCCGTGACGATGGCGGCGTCGACGTGCGCGAGCACGCGCAGCAGTTCATGCGTCGCGCGCGCGAAGGCGATGCGCTGCGAGTCCGCGAGCACGACGCCATCCGCGTAGAGGGTCGAGTCGAGCGCCTGCAGCGAGGCGTCGAGCGCGCCTGAGACGCGGCGCAGTTGCTTCGCAGTGCGGGCGTGGCCTTTCTTGACGGCTGCCAGGCAGTGCTGCGCGCGTTGACGAGCGAGCGTGGTTGATAGTGAGAGTTTCGGCATGGTGTCCTCCTTAGCGGTCGCAGTCTTTGTCGATGACCGGCCCATAGATGGGCGCGATCACGTGCGCGCCGACGTGGTCGCCGTGAACGACGATGAGGCGTCGACAGCGGGTGCAGTGGGCGTCCCACACGATGCCAGCAGCATAGCGTCGCGCCTTGAACTTGCCCAGCTCGTGCAGGCGTCGCTTCGCCATCGCGCGCGCTTCACGCTTCAGCCCCCCAAGGTAGCCGAAGCCGTCGTCGGGGTTGTGGCGTCGCAGTTCGCGCTCGCCTATCTCGCGCAGGTTCAGCCGGGCCGGGCGTCGTCGCGTCGTCTTCACTTCGCCCTCCGCTTGATGTCGAGGCCCTGCTGCTCGACGATGTTGCGCATCCACGTATTGGCGAATCGCGTGTGGTCGCGCTGCACGCGGTCATTCACGCTCGCGACGTGCCCGTTGACGATGACGAGCGACTCCTGCTCGACGTGCGCGTAGTCGTTGCGCCAGTACGAGGCGAAGTAGTCGCCTGACTCGTCGCGGTAGAACACCATCTCAGGGTCGCGCATCAGGTCGCCGTTCTGCTCGCCGTAGTGCGCGACTGAGAACCGATGCGGCCAGATCAACTCGACGTGGACCGCCATGAACGTGCCAGGGCGGCTGTTGAGCGTGCGCGCTGGCTGGCTGCTCGTCAGCCCCGAGGTCAGCGCGTCGAGCACGTCGCGGGCGTACTGGTTCACTGCTATCGCCATGATGTCCATCCTCCCTAGACGAAGCGCAGCCGATGCGCGCGTGCCGCTGACGCCTGACGCTGCAGGCGCTCGCGCTCGCCAGTGCTGAGCAGCGCGTCAGCCGCGCGCGACTCGTCGTCGTAGGCGTCAGCCGCCCGGCCGAGCGCAGCAGCGATCTCGTCGCGCTCGTCGCTGTCGAACGCGACCCGCGTGCTCGTCGTCGCCGCATCGACGACGATGTCGAACAGGCGCGCCTGCTTCTCGAGGCGGTTCGCGCACTCGGCCAGCAGGTCGGCCATGCGCTGCACGCGCGCGGTGTCGTTGAACGGTTCGCGGTGGCGCGTCAGTTGCTCGCAGCGCGCGCGGGTGACGAGGTCGAGGGTGATGCTGTCCATGACTACTTGCCTCCTTTGGTCGTGTCGCCGGTGAGCGACATCTGGCGCCACTCGTCGCGCGTCGAGCCGGCCGCCGTCTCGCGCGTCGGGCCGCTGAAGCGCGGGACGAAGCGCGGCGACGTGTCGCACGCCGGGTGCGGGCGTTGACGCTTCTCGTGATGCTCTGACCCGAGCCACACGCTCGTCGTCTTCTTGGCCGGCGCGCTCGTCGTCGACGGGACGCGCTCGCGCAAGAACCAGCCGTTCGACGCGCGCACGCCGTTCAGGATGTGGATCCAGTTGCCGCGAATGTGAACCTTCTCTGGCGTCATGACGACGGTCTTCTGCGTCAGCGGGACCACGCTGTAGAGCGCCTCGACGTCATACTCCTTGACGATCGCCGCCATCGCGCGCGTGTCGCTCCACGCAGTCTTGTCGACGTCGACGTATTCCTCCCAGTCGTGCCAGTGGCCGTTGTGAAACAGGACGCCAGCCTTCGACTTGCCGCGCGTCGCGAGCGCGTTCGACTTCGGGTTCAGCGTGAACGGGTGGCACAGTTCGGGGATTTTCCCGCCGACAGTCGCGATGCGCGCGTGGAACACATACGGCATCGGCACGCTGCGCGCGAGTTCCTTGACGCGCGCGACGGTGATGCCCTTCTCGAACACGACGACGTCGTCGTTGATCCACGCGAACCCGTTGCCGTCCGGGTTGGCCTGCACGGCCGCGTCGATGAGAGTGTTGGACAGCCGGCGACTTTCAGCGATCAGGATGACGCACATGAGAACCTCTCCTTCGTCGAGATACCAGTGAGTGGGCCGAGCAGTCGTCTCGTCGACTGCCCGGCCCGGTGTCTGTCGTGCTACGCGCTCACGCGGCGGCGGCGTGACCCGCCGTCATACTTCTTGGCCATCTTGCGGAGCACCTTGAGCATCGGCAACATCTGCGAGGCGTCGAGCACGCCAGCCGGCGTGCGACCGACGCGCGGCGTCTTGCGCCAGTTCAGGTGGCAGAGCATGTCGCCGAGCGCGAACACGCCAGGCGTCTGACCGGCAGCGCGCGCCGGCAGGTCGAACGACCACGGCAGCGGCGCGCGCGGGCAGTCGAGCGCCTTCTGCACGATGCCGAGGCACAGTTGGATGTAGGCCGCCATCTTCGTCGCGTTGAGCGTGCCTGCGAACACCCGAAACTCGACCGTGCGGGCGCGACCGTTGATCAGGTTGTGCAAGTTCAGCACGTGATAGCGCGACACGCCAGCGCTGACGATCTCGCGCTCGCTCGTCATGTTCTCCAGCGCGCGGTAGCTGGTGCGAATCGAGGCGCAGTAGCGGTTGTGGTCGCGCGTGTGCGTGCCGGTCGCCGCGAGCAGCGCGCGCTCGTGGTAGGCGACGAAGCGCACGAGGCGGCGCAACTGCTCCGTCGTGCCGTTCCAGCCGATGTGAACGTGAAAGCCAGTCGAGCCGTTGACCTTCGCGCCCATCGACTTCAGCTTGGCAGCCATCGCGGCGACGCTGCGCAGACCGTCGATGCCCTTGAGCACGGGCGAGACGACTTCGACGCCGACGTTCGGATACTGCGACGCGATCGAGCCGTCGTGCTGCGTCGTCCAGCCGTCGTGTCCCGGCACCGCGTGTCCGCAGTGATAACCACCGACGCCCCACGACTCGCGCAGTATTGACGGCTGCGGGATGGTGGTCTCGATCTCGACTCCGAAGGTCAGCGTGTTCAGGTCCGTGCGGCGCATGTCGTCTCTCCTTGTTTCGTTCTGACGACCATCGTCAGAATCAAACTTGAATGATTATGACGATACGCCAGATAGGTGTCAAGCGGTCACCTTGCAGCCGTCAGACTGCAGGAATGCTGAGTGTTTCCTCTACTTTGCGCTGTAGAGTACTACCGCTGCGCGTCGGCCACAGCGCGGCACTCGCGGGCCTCGTCGCGCATTCTGCGCATGAACGCGCGCTGGTCTGCCGCGTCCTTGCACTCGACGACGACGTCGAACGTGTGCGCGACGTCGCGCGCGTCGTCGTCAGCCTCGAGCGCGCGACCGTAGAGCGCGTCGAGTTCGCCAGTCGTCCAGAACTTCGACAAGTCCGCGCCGTCTGCTTGCAGCGCGCGCAGCGTGTCGACGTCCCACGCCAAGCCAACTTCGGCGGTGCGGTTGTCAGCGATCGCCAGTTCCATCGCCATCGCGTCCGTCGCGAGATCGAGGTCGGTGCGCTGCACGACGACCAGCTTGGTCCCGTCAGTCGGCACGACGACGATGCGCGTGAGGCCAATGCTCGCGCACGCCTCGAGGGTCTTGTTGCCGGCGATCACGACGCCGTGTTTGTCGACGACGATCGATCGCGCTGCGCCGTAGCTGCTCAGGCTCGACTCGACGGCCTGCGCGCCGCGCTCGGTGCCGGTGTTCGCGTTGCGCGGGTCCGGCCGTAAGTCGTCCATCTGCGTGAGAGTCGCGCGCTCACGCATGATCGTTGGCCTCAGACGTTGGCGCGTCGTCGCCGAGCAGCGCGCGCAGGTCGTAGAGCACGCGGAGCACTGTCAAAGACGGTGCTGGTGTGGCCTGCAGGCGCACGATGGCGTCCGCGACGCCGTCCTCGAGTGTCTCGACCCGCTCGATGAGTTCGGCGCCCATGCGTTCGAGCGAGTCGACGAGCGCGTCGAGCGGCGGGTATGAGTCTGGCAATGGCACGGTCACTTCTCCTTCGGGTATTCGTAAATGTGCAAGCCGCCGCGCGCAGTCATCTGCCAGGCGAAGGCTCGCACCGCCCAGTTACGCTGCAGCGCGCCAATGACGGACTCGTTGCCGCTCCAGCCGCCGGTCGCGAAGCGGGCATACTTGCGGTCCTTCTCAGCGTGGATGACGCCGGCCTCGTGCGCGTTGATGTCGTGGCCAACCCAATCGTCCCAATGCCAGAGCGCGATCGCGAAGTCGAGCGCACCGGCCGTGTCGTCTGCCGGCCACAACTCGATGCGGCTGAGCGCAGCCTCAGTCGGATAGCCATCGCCGTCAAGCCACTCAGTCACGCTCATGCTCACTCCTTCGGGAACACGATGAACTTATTCCCCACGTGCCAGCAGTGGCACTGCTTGCACTCGTAGGCCATGACATGACAGCCCGGCTGCACTTCGCCCGCGTCCATCATTCGGTCGGCGCGCACGTCGGCTTGCCCGCGCGTGAGGCATTCTTTGCCGCTCGTGCAGACGCGATCGGGCGTCGTCACGTGCAAGCGTGTCGGCCCGGAGTGCCGGTGCTTGCGGTTCGTCTGCGCGTGCTCGAGGACGCGCGTGAAGCCATCTGCCATCACGCGCTCGCCTCCTTGCGTCGATACCACGCGACGTTGTCGGCCTTCAGCCAGCCGCCAGCGACGAGCCACTGGATCAACTCGTCGACGCCGCCGACGACGTGCGCGACGTTCGCGCGTCGCGAGTTGATCTCGAACGTGGCTTGCTCCGGGCGAAGTCTGCCGCCTTGCGCCTTGACTTCCCACCACAGCGCGACAGCAGACGTCTGCGCGGCGTTGAGCAACGGCGGCGGCAGGACCGCGTAGACGTCCGGGATGCCAGGCGTCTGGCGCGTGCCTTGATAGTCGCCCTTCGGTCGTCGCGTGCCGATGACGTAGACGGATGCGCCGAGCGAGCGCAGCAGGACTGTGCCGTGCTGCTGCAGCGACGACTCGGGCACGCGCGGCGGGCCGACGCGACGACGGCGATCGCGGTTAACGACCATCGAACACGACCTCGAAGAACGCCGCGACGCCAGTGATCGGGTCCTTGAGCAGCCGCTCCGGTCGCTCTGGCGGCGTGTAGGCCGGCTTGTATTGAATCGCTGACGTGTCCGCGCGCGCGCCACAGTTGATGGCTTGGATCTCCAGCGTCGACAGCCGGTGGCCACGGTCCCACTGCGCGAGCAGTTGACCGTGCCGACGCACGCGCACCGCTGTGAAGTCGCGCGACAGTCGCGACCCGCTCAGCCGCGCCGTCTTGTAGGAGTCATAGCAGCGCAGTTCTTTCCACCCGTCGCCTTCGTCGATCTCGACTACTGATGCGCTCATGCGGCCCTCCGCGTTGCGTGGCGATACCTCTGGTTGTAGGCCGACCGCAGGCCCATTTGGTGCGCGCGCACGAGCGCGGCCGCGCGATCGAGGTCGGCGGTCGCTGCGAGCAGTCGCTCGGCCAGTCGCGCGCGCTGGATGAGTCCGCTCGCGCGCCCGCCTTCACGACCGCACTGCTCGTGCGGCATTGGGTGCGGGTGCAGACGTCGATAGCGCACTCGGCCGCGACAGGCGTCGCTCACGAAGCGCATCGTGCAGCGCGTGCGCGCGCCGCTCGGCGAGAACTCGGGCAGCGGCCGCCCGCAGCCGCACTTGCAGAGGCGGCGCGTCACGCGGCCTCTGCTGAGAGCGCGGCCTTGTCTGCGCGCGAGAGTCGCGTGATGGGCTTTGCCGGGAGGACGGCTTTGTCCTTCGCCCAGATCGCCCAGCAGACCGTGACCGAGTCGACGCCGACGAGTGGCGTGCCGTCTGCGGCGACCGCGCCCGGCCCCGTGAACGGCGAGCGCGGCATGATGACGAGCGCATCGGGGTCGGCGATGTCTGCGCGGTCGCGCGTGACCTCGAGCCACGTCAAGCGCACGAGCAGCGCCGTGACGTCGAACGCGCGACCAAGTCGCCAGTACTCAGCCCCGAGCGAGAACGGCGGGTTCGTGATGAGCGCGGTCGGCTTGTAGACCGTGCCGAGTGTCGTCCAGTCGGTCCACGCGATCGTGTCGCCGCGCATGACGTGGTCGGCGCGTGGCTCGGTGTCGAAGGCCATCGTGCGCGTGCCGGCTGCGTTCAAGACATCGACGATCGCGCCTGCGCCTGCGCACGGCTCGACGACGTAGTGTTTGGCGATCGCCGGCATGTGCTGCACGAGCGCGCGCGTCATGAAGGCTGGCGTGTCGAGCCGTTCGAGTGGGTCGCGAGACTGACGACGAGCCATCACGTGGTCCTCCTTGCGGCGTCCAGCCGCTCACGTCGTCGTGCGACGACGGGGTTGTTGCCATGACATGAGCAGCGCACCGTGTTGGCGTGCGCCGCGTGTTCTTTGCGAAGGCCGCAGTGCTCGCGGTCCATGTCGACGAACCGCGCTGTCGGCTCGGCGGCGCGCTGTCGGCCACTGCCGGCGCACCAGACCAACTTCCACCCGCTTGGCTCGTCGCCGCACGCGCGACAGTGCAGCCATAGCCTGCGGTCCTGCTCAGCGGCGTCAGCCGGCATCGGCGGGAGCGCTTTGAATCGCTGCTCAGATGCTTCGGCCTTCGCGAGTTCGACGACGCGCGCGCGAATCGTGCCGAGTTCCGGCAGCGCCGGCGTGAACTCTCGGCGTGGCTCGCGCCCGATCTCCTCGCACACCTGCTCGACGTGTCGCGGGTCGAGGTCGAGCAGCCCGCGCACGAAGACCGTCGTGGCCTCCTCGTCGATCTCGGTCGAGCGCGCGATCGCGAGTCGCAGGATCGCGTTGCCAACGCGCACGCTGGCCGGAACGAAGTCCGTCATCTTGAAGACTCCTCGTTGGCGATCGCCTGCACCGCGCGTTGCACCGCCGCGCGCGACTTCGCGCCCTTGGTTGTTGGCGCGCTCGCGTTCGGCAGCACGCCGAAGCGCGCGGCGAACTGCTTGCGCCAGAAGCGGTCGGGGTCGTCGCCGATGGGTTCGTTCGGGTCGAGCGCGGCGATCGTGTCGGCGTAGAACGCCTTCAGGCGCGCCTCGCGCGTCGCGACGTCGCCGCCAACCGAGCCGAGCTGCTCCTCGAAGATCCAGCGCGTGACGCACTTGCCGCGCTCGAAATCGCACCACGCGTGCTGGCCGTGTCGACGCTGTGATTGGCCGTCAATGAGACTCGCAGCGACGGCTTGCCGTGGGTGGATCGCGCGCGCGAGCGCTGATACACCTACTGCGCTCTCTGCAGTAGGTGTATCTGCAGATTGAAGATCGAAGATCGCAGAGTCATTTTTTGGCCATGGCTGAGGCGTAGCTACCCCATTGGGTGGGTTAATGGGTCCCCCATTGGGTCCCCCATTGGGTAAGCCATTGGGTCCCCCATTGTTCGAGCCACCCCCACCCCAGCGACGAGTCGCGCCACGACGACCACCCTCAGCTTGTCGCTCAGCGAACTCCTGCTGGCGCGCGCGCTGCTGCTCGAGGCGCCGATTGATCCAGCCGGCGTCAGTCCTCACCCACTTCTCGGCGACGACCTGCCACAGCCGGCGGAACTCAGCCTCAGACGCGCCTACGATGCGCGCCAGACGCAACTCGTCGACCGGCAGCGGGCCATTACCCCACGACCAGAGCAGCAGGCGAATGTAGACCCCGACTTCAGCGCACGACATCGGAGCAGTTCCGTCGAGAAAGTCCTTGGCATACATCTGGAAAGCTGGCGGCTTCACTGCGACTCCTGGCCTGGCATGTAGCGGTAACGCGAGACGGTGACCCAGTTGCGACCGTCCGGGTCGAGCGCCTCGCGGTGGTTCTCGTTCTCGATGTTCATGTCGTAGGGCGCGCGCCGAAGGTCCGAGACGCGCGTGCGCCAGCCGCCGATGCCGCCGACGCGCGCGAGCGTCTGCATGTCGATCCACTCGCTCGGGCGCGACCGAAACAGCGCCGCGACTTGGTCGGTCAGCGTCGGCTTGCCCTTCGTCGCGCTCGCGATCTCGCGCTCGCGCAGCCGCTCGGCCGCTGTCTCAGTTGGCGCGACAGCCCACGGCTCGTCGAGCGTGACGCGCGCGACGTGCTCGAACATCGGGAAGGCCGGCTGCTTCACTGCCCCGCCCTGCGCGAGACAGCCGCGTAGAGCGCAGCGCGAGCGCGACGCGCCGCTGCCTCGGCCTGCTCGCGCGCGTGAACGGCTTCAGCTTTGCTCTGGTCGTGCCCGACGAACTTCTGGACGATGCCGGTCGGCGCCCACGTGTGGCGCGGCCGAGGCGGTCGCGGCGAGAGCCAGCGGCGAATGATGGCGATCATGAGCACTCCTGTCTGGCGTCGCGCACGCCAGCGTCGAACGCTGACGCGCTTGGCGACCCCTGTGGATACGGGTTGACGATGCGACCAGCGCCAGCGAACCAGCGGTCGAACGCCTGCCGACCCTCGACGCGCTGAGCGTCGACGGGGACAAGCCTCCGACCGCGTGGGCCGGCCTCAGACGTGCGCGCGTCGTGCGCGCTGACGTTGATGACGGCTGCGCTCACCGACGGCTCCCAGCCGCGATGCCGCTCTCGCTGAAGACCTGCACGCCCGGGAACTTCGCCATCGCCTTCAGCGAGCGCGCCTGCGCCGTCAGCGCTGGCCCGTTCGGCAGCAGCAAGTTGAGGTAGGACGGATTGGCAGCGACGAACTTGACGAGCGAGTGCAGGTCGGTGACGCGATAGGTCCACGTCTCGCGTCGCGAGATGCCGGCGACGACCGGCGTCGAGCGCTGCACGATGGGCACCATCGGCGCTGGCGCGCTGACCGCTTCAGCGAGCACCTCAGCGGCCTGCTCGTGCTGCCCTTCGGATTCGAGCAGGACCGCTTCCTCGAGCCGGCGGCGCTCCTCGTCTTGGCGCGCCTGCGCCTCGAGCCGACGCTGCTCTTTCTCGGCCGCGCGTCGCTGCTCGTCGTCGTAGCTGACCAGACCGGCCTTGATGATGCCTTCGGCCTCGACGAGCGGGTTCTCAGCGGTGCGCTTCTGCGCGCACGCCGTCTTGTGCGCAGTGTGCTGCGCGGCGATGATCGGGTCGAACGTCGCGTCGACTTCCCTGCGAAGGTCCTTGATGCCGACGAGCATGTCGGCGGCTGACCGATACTGCTCGTCGTTCGTGATGACGATGGCGCGCGCCTTCTGCGGCCACGTGAGGGCGAGGTCGGTGACGTGCTGGACGGTGTTTTCAGCGAGCGAAGCCATGTGCTTTCCTCCATGACGCGACGCGAAGCGCCGCAATGAACGTCAAGTCGTCAGTGCGGTCCGTTAGTGGCTCGCACCGATACGTGCCGGTCTTCGTCAGCACGAGCGCAGCCCGGTCGAAGAACACGGACTGGACGCCCTTGCGGTCATCGGCTGACTGATAGAGCGCGCCGGCTGCGCGCGCGTAGGCGGCTGTCTGAGGGCCGACGCTCGGGTAGAGGCCGAGCTTGACGTCGACGAGCAGACGCCGCCTGTCGCTGTGCTGTGGCAGTCGAACGATCGCGTCGAGCGTGCCCGCGTAGCCGAGCGGGACGTCGCCGACGACCGCTTCGCAGTGCTCGACGACCGCGCCCGACTCCGCGAGATAGAGTCGCCACGCGCTGAGATACGGGATCAAGGCTGGGTCGAGCGAGCCTTCGTCGAGGTCGTTCTCGACGTCGAGCGCGATCGCAGCAGCGACAGCACCGCCACGATCGCGCGCGTAGTCGTCAAACCACGGCGCAGTGAAATCGCACAGCCCGGCCTCCTTCAGGACCGACGTCACGCCGAGCAGCGCGACGTCGCCAGCGAAGTAGCGATGGTCGGGCGTGCGGACGATCGTCGCGTGCGCTGTGAACGTCATCGACCTGGTCCCTTGCGTGCCGCCTCGACGACCTTTTCGTAGATGCTCACCGGCAAGTCGCGGTCGGAGTTGATGCCGAACTTGCCGGCGAGCCACGCGCGGTAGCTGGCCTTGTCGAAGCCGGCGCCCATCGCGATCGCGTAGAGCCGGCGCGACTGCGCGTCGTTGATGGGCGGCCCGCCAGCGTCAGCCGGCGCGTCGTCTTCGCGCGCGTCGTCGTCGAACGGGATGTCGGCGTCAGCCGGGCGCGCGTCAGCCGGCGGGGCGTCGTGCTGCACAGCCTGCGACTTGCGCTGTGGCTGCTGAATCGGCGCGCGCGCGGGTTCGTGGTTCTCAGCCTCGACGACCGACTGCCGCAACTCGTCCGGCAAGTCCTCGAGGTCCTGCGCGAAGACGTCAGACGCGGCCGTGACAGTGAGCGTCGCGTCGATCTGCGACCGCTTCTTGGCCATCTTCAGGATCGTGTTCGCGAGGTCGGCGCGCTGCGTGCGCACCTGCTGCAGCTTGGACGGCGGGTTGCTGCCCCAGCCGCGCTTCCACACTTCGCGACGACGATCGTCTGGCGTCTCGTCGAACTCCTGCTGGCACACGCTCGCGCGCCACTTGTACTTTTCTTCGTGACTCGACGCTTCGCCGGTGCCGCTGCCGAGATAGGCGCCCGTGCCCTGCGCAGTCGCGCGCGTCTCGACGCGGAACCGCGCCTCGTCTTCGGTCGACAAGTCCGTCACGACCGGCTCGATCGCGATGCGGAACGTCGACAGGATCTTCTCGGCGCCGGCCTTGAACAGCGTCGGCTTCTGCGTGCCAGGAATCGTGCCGTAGTGGACTTTGTCCTTCATCACGGCCGCGAGAACTTCCTGAATCAAGTTGACGTGCGCGCGCACTTCAGCGGCCGAGAGCGGGCCGTTCTGCGCTTGCGCGTGCTCGACGAGTTCGTGGTTGGTGCTCCGATGCGCGATGGCAGTGCCGTTTGACATGCGATGCTCCTTGTCTGCTCGAACGGTGAAACGTGGGGCTGGCGTGACGCCGCCAGCCCCGGTGAACTACCGCCGCTCCGAGGGCAGCGGGTAGAGGTCTTCAGTGACCGGCACGAGGTTGCGGCCGAGATCCTTGCGCTCGCAGAACGCCTTGATGCCGCGCTGCGTCTTCGCGTAGTTCTCGCGCGCGCTCTCGTCGCCGCCGGTGTGCGTGCGCGTCATCAGGTAGTTGCGCAGCTTGATCGCGGCGAAGTCGCGCGGGTCGGTCGTCGTGCCGTCGATCAAGACGGCCGCGAGACGCACGAGGTCGGCGCGGTTCTCGTGGTAGTAAGCGCGCGCCATCGCGGCGAGCGTCGGCGCAGACATGACGCCCTTGATGCGCTTCGACGCCGGGAACTGCGACACCACGAAGTGGATCGCCTCCCAGTGCTTGCGCAAGAAGGCGGCGTGCCACTGTCGCGTGACGACGCCGAGCGCGTCGCTGCGCCCGAAGCCGACCGCCATGCGACGCGCGACCGCCGCGTGAAGCGCCGTCATGCCAGACATCGCGGCATCGGACACGCGCAGCACGTCGACGACTGAGCGCGCGAGGCCGTCGTCGACGACGAGTTGCGAGTCGAGCGGCAGGCCATACGTGACCTGCATGACGACGCTCGTCTCAGCCGAGATGACCGCGAACAACCGATGCTGGCCGTCGATGAGGGTGTGGTCGACGTCGAACGCGATGCCCTGATGGGTCTGCTTCCAACGCCCGGACTTCATGTCTTCGGCGTAGCGCGCGACGACGTGATCGCGCACGCTGCGATTGTGGGTGTTGCCTTCGAGCCACTTCGTCGCCAGCTCTGGCGTGACGATCCGCCACTCGGAGCGCACGCGGTCGGCGCGCGCGGTGTTCAGTTCAATGATCTTCGCTGCGTTCATATAGGCCCTCCTGTCTAGTGAGCGAACCGCGACCGACGGTCGTCGTCGTTGTCGCGTCGTGCGTCGTTCAAGTCGTTGCGGAGTGTCACGATCGCGCGCTCGCAGTCAGCGAGCAGCGCGTCGCGCACACTCGCGGCGCGCTCGAGGCGCACGATCTGGGCTGAGGCTCTGTGCAGCAGCAGCCCGCGACCGATGTAGCCGAGCAGCGTGAACACGGCGAGACCGGCGAAGAACACCGCGACGAAGGTCAGCGCGACGATGCTGGCGAGCATCTACGCCGCCCCCTTCGTGTCGAGCGCGCGGTCGCAGGCGACGCAGAGCGGCACGATCGAGTCGTCGACGAGCTGGTCGACGTCGCAGTAGCGATGGCAGCGCGCGCACTTGACGGTGTTGCCACGCACGAGCGCTTGCGCGAACCACGCGACAGCGACCCCGCTGGCGCCAGCGAACATCAGCGTCCCGACCACGTCCAGAACCTGTGCATCGTTCATGCGACCCTCCGTTGACGGCGCACGCCGTCCCAGTCCTTGCGAAACACCAACGCGCCTTGCACGTCATGCGCGAGCGCGATGACTTGTCGCCCGGCGAACCTCGTCGGGACGCGCATGTCGTCGAGCCAGCGGCGCGCGCGCTTCTCGTTCGGCGAGCCGTCGCGCTTCAAGAACCGCAGCAGCACCGCGATCTCGGTCGTGTTCAGATACGGCGAGCGCAAGTTCACGCCAGACCCCTTCGCCGGAACGCGAGGATCCGGCCGAGCAACTGCACGATGAGGTCGGCCTCGATCTCGTCGGCGCGCTCGTCGATCGCGCGCTCCGTCTTCATGAGGTCGATCAACGTCGAGACGAACTCGTCAGGCTGTGCCCACACCCACTCGGTCGCGAGATGGCGCGCGCCAGAGAGCGCTTCCGAGATGACCGACTCCGACTGCCCGGCGTTGATCGCGAAGGCCTTGTTCGACAGCCCGCACAGGCGCATCGCTTCGCGCGTCAGCGCGCGCAGCGGCCGGCGATCTGGCCCAGGTTGGTCAGAGTTCGCAGCGATTCGCGCACGAGCAGGGTGGCTGCTAACAGCATTCGCAAGCGTTCGCACCGACTGGTCAAGCACACTGGACGGCATGGGACACTCCTCTCTGATTGACACGAAGCGACCGGATCGGGAGCAGGCTTCCGGTCACGCATTGACGCGGATCGCCATCGCTGAAGCCAACATGCGCGCCGCCCTCGACGTGCTGAGGCGGTCGCGCGACGAGTTGGTCGCAGCGCTGGCCGAACATCAGGCGCGCACTCCTGTCGAGGTCGTCAGCGCGGCTGACGCCCGACCGGACTTGTATGTCGCGAGAAAGCGGCGGAACTTGTGAGCCGTCGTCGAGCGCATGACTGGCTGCTCGCGCTCGAGGAACCGCCACACCGTGGGGGCCGTGACGCCGATGCGCCCGGCTAGCGTCTTGAAGGACCAGCCTTCGTCGAGCCGAATCTGACGAAGGCGGCTGAGTTCTCTGGCGCTCAGTGGTGCTGGCGTGTCTGACATGAAACGAACTTTACGCTTCACTTTCGCGAATGTCAACCGCCCGTGCAGTTGTGCGAAGCGCACCGCATGGGTAACGTGAGGGACGTGGTGCTGAATCTGACCTTTGCAGACTTTGTCAAACAGGTCGTGGTCGAGCGCTTCGACGGCGTCGACTACAAGTTGGCCGAAGCCATTGGCGTCGTGCCGTCGCAGGTCTCGCGCGTCGGCAAAGGTGGCGCCCCGTTCGGCGTCGTCACGTGCCTGCGGCTGGCAAAGGTCGCCGCCGCGAGCCCGTCTGACGTGCTGCACTTGGCCG